GCCCGACCCCCACCCCCGAAGCCTTGGCTAAGGAGGGTTTACAGGAGACCGCTTGATGTACGTTTTGTGCCCTCGCGTACGCACCACGAGGCTCCCCTGCTGGGACAGGAGAGGACAGACTGCCTGACCACTATTGCCTAAAAGGCCTCAACTGTGCAAGTGGCTGGGGGGAGGGGCACGAGTAGTGCCCAGGGGGATGCCCAATCGCCTAAGGCGGCAAGGGCCTGCGGCTCTTTGACTGGACGGTCAGGGAGAGCTCCAGCGCTCCGAGGGTGAGGTCAGAGGCTGGTGCAGTGGGGATGGAAGCGCAGAGAAGGCTGTAGCCGGGCGTAACAGGGCAGGGCCCAACCCAGGAGGACCAGCCAACGTGCGAAAGCGCGCTGACGGGAACGGCGAGGGTGTGGGGTGCACCTACTAGGCCACCAGCTGCTGTCTCGTAAGAACGGAGGTCGGCGGGGGTCTTCGCCATGGTCCCGGTGACGGGGTCAAAGGCGAGGCTAACTTGCCCAGACTGGGCAGTAGCCGCAGGCCGGTACACCACCTTGGCGGTGAGCAGGCGCTGCAGAGAATACCCGCGGATCTGGGTATAGACAGGCGACAAGTTGGAGCTCGAGGGGAGCAAGGAGGCTGCGGTAGCCACGGTTGTCGTGCCTTTCTTCACGACCACATCTCCGAGCGGTAGGGTGAACGTTTCGGAGACGATGGAGGAGGGCTTCCGTCCCTGCTGCTGAGGTCGAGGTCCGGGTCCTCGGGAGCGGCCCGCTTGAGGGCGAGCCACTGGAGGAGCACCAGAGCCCCGTACAGGAGCAGGACGATTGGGGCGAGACTGGCCAGGAGGATTATTAGTCCGAGGCATGACTGGCGAGCAATGGTGACGACTGACGGTGTAGTGATAAAAGAACGTAAGAAAGCTAGTTGTTACAGTCAACTTCTGTCACTACGCGGGGTAAGGAGTGAGCTGCGACCTCACACAATTAATTCCCCTCCGTGGTACAGTGTAATTTTACTTGTCTCAGCTTGAACCTCGTCAAAGATGGGTAGCCTTGGCAACACAGGGATGATGTCTAGAGCAACGGCTTGTCGACAGAGCATCTCGGTGGCCTCGATGACGCCACCACTCCACCCGGTCCTGTGCATGATGAGTGCAGCAAGGCCAGGGGAGGGTGAAGGAGCGTGAGCATAACGCTTCGCTGAGAGTGCTGCGGAGAAACGTACGCGCTCTTGTGTGCGTAGATTGCGCTGGACTGCGCGGGACCACTTAGGCCGCATTCTCGGTAGCAAGTAACAGATGATGCAATAGCACCACCATCCCAGGATGGGAGTGTCGGAGTCCGTATGGTAATAGGACAAAGCCTTTGCCAGAGCAAGCTCGTCTAAGCGGCCCTGGGTGCAGGTGACATGAAATTTGGATAATGCTCTATGTAAGTCGGCGCAATCTTCAATTCGGCCTGACGAGGCGGTATAAAACCTACCACAAAAAGTGATATCCTCCAGACAAGTAGACCGCAAAACCTTGAGTTTAAAACCCAGGGCAGGGACGTACTTCAGGCATGTCTCAACCGAATCAGCAACACTTTTCAGTGCGCCAATGAGGCCATCATCACCCTCGTGTTTGCTGAACCACGAACGCGGGGGGAGATGTCGGAGGACCGACCAAGTATTGAAGTGATTAATGATGCCGTTCAAGACCGAGGTCTGAGCGTCACCAGAGCACCGACCACCGTCGGTTGTGTACCACAGACCCAACTGGTGTAAACCACGGGTGCGTAATAGAAAACCAAGGGCGACATGAAGAAGCTGGTGTTCGGACTTAGGGAACAGTAGCTCTATGAATCCTACCTCGATAAATTTGAGGTAATCCTGGGAGACTGTACGGTCAAATCTGCTATAATCAGTCTCAA